ACTTGTATATTTTGCAGGATCCACACTTGAACTTGTCCAACCATGTTCTTTAATGTTTGGAACTAAGAAATTTGCTCGTTTAATACCCACTTCAAAACCCCTTGGTTGATCCCAAGATACCTTAAATCTATATTTCGCACTTGTGGGAATACCAACTGTAGGATCTTTACTTATCACTCTTTCACCAAATTCATTTGTGGTAACATAGTCCATATTCATAGGAATCTCAATTAACCACGTTCCGTTTTCATCAATAACTTTTCCGTTGTTTTCTAAATTGAATTGTTCTAAAACAGGAAACCCATTCACGTCTAATCCAACAGTTTGACGAATTGATAGTATTTGACCCGGACCTACTGTCGCATTACACAACTTACCTAATCTTTTACCCGTTTTACATCCATTACTGTCTCCCGAATTATTTCTTTTACTTCTATTGATAGCATCCTCATCATTGTTGGAAAAGATTGACCCCATAAAGGTCGCGGTTGGATTTATATTCAACCCAAATTCTTTTCTTAAATCAAAATCTTTTCTTGTAATACTAATATTACAAACTTCACTATCACCCCAAAATGGTTCTACTTGAATATTTTTTGCTAATGTAATTATTTGAGGTAATTCCGATAAATTTGTCGAACTCTTAAATTTGATACCATCCAATTGTTCGGGCGTTGCTTTTCCTGCTCGGATTAAATCTTGTGGTGATAATGAACTTGAATAACCGTTTGATCGGTTAATGCGTCAGTTTCCGATGGAAAAGTTCCGGTCGGTGTGTGACCTTCATACGACTGAATATAAGGTAATAGATTGTATCTATAACCATCTTCATTAATATCCGATACTTGAGTATATGGATAAAGAGCGGAAATAACAGGATCTTGAGTATCCGCCTCAGTAATCGGAATAAATACAGATATTCTAACATTAGGTATCCCTAATCCTCCGTTGGCAATCACCCTACCAACAACAACCCCATAATCAGCACAGGATCTCGTATAATCATTTGCTTGTTGAATTTTCAAAGAAAGTATCTCCAAAAACTCATAATCCTGTTCTAAATTGATTTTAATATTTTGATCAATTCCTACTTCAGTACGAATCCTATATGTATTTGACATTAAATCTCTTTTTGAATAAATAGTTTATACACCATTTTCAAAAAATAATTTAATAAATATAAAAGTGTATCTTATGAAAAACTTACCTGAGTTAAATTCTTAACCCTAACCGTAATGTCTTTATTCGGATATCTAACTTGATAAATTTGTGATGGTGTTGCAAATATTGTTTGATCAACCAATCCAATTTTTTTGGTAGTATCATCCTCATACGGTTGTGATGTTTCGGATGAACTGTATTCACCACCAACCTTACCATAGAAACTAATATCCGATACAGAAATAACCCCGTTTTGGGCTTGGACTAACCTATTAATATCCGAAGCAAACACATTTTGACCTAATTGTCTTGTAAGTGGGTTCATATATGTGGATATTAAATCAATGATAGATGAAACCACAACACCTTGGTTTTGTGCCCCATCCAAAACAACTGATAAATCAACCGCTAAATCTAAAACCTCGGCAACATCAATTTGAACATAATCATTCATCATTCTATAGTTTGATAGATATGTTGCCAAATTATTTTTCAATGTGTTTGATACTGTTTGCGTTAATTTACCTGTAGTATCATAAGATAATATTTGTATTTTAATTTTATTATCTTCTTCAACTATTGCCACTTTTGCCGGTGCACCAAATTTAGATGGCATTTTTCTAATTATTGCTTCATAATCATTAACTGTTACCGCTCTATTTTGTGCCGCAAAGTTATATGAAACAAAATTTCTAACTTCTTCAATATTTGGTTGGTTAGCACCACCCACCGCAGCGGTAACATTATTAACCCTCAATGAATTAACAACACTCGTATTAATATCTTGTGATGGACCAACCACACTAAAATCAATAGTTCCAAGTGTATTAATAGCACTCACACCTATGTTTGATGATAAACCACCACCTATTCTATATTGAATAAAAAATGTTGTATTTACCGTCGGTGCATTACCCAACGCCAAAGTATTTTGATAGTTTGATAAATTAATCGGTACCCCCAATCTTGTAAATTCTCTTAATTGATCTTCTGCAGAATTAGTTCCACCACCAAAAGTTAGTTTGAAATACCCTTCGGGTGTATATTCTGTAATAAATCTATTATCCGTTTGAATATATTGCCCAACTGTAACACCGGGATTGTCAGATGTTTTTGTGGGATCCTCAATAAACACTCTATCTTGGATTAACGCATCAACCTCATACCATTTTCCCTCTAAAGTTAAAAAGTCTTGATTTGATGGTGTATTAACATAAGATGTACCATCTTTTTGAATGATTGCAGTGACTCCCAAAACATTTTTCTCGGGAAGAAATACCTCCAAAAATGGTCTAACGTCCGATGTATTAATAACCTTCTTTAATACCTTAGTAATACCATTCACAATTACTTCACGTTTTGTGATTGTATAGTTAATTAAATTTCCATTAGCATCAAAGTTTGGAATCTTTAATCGGTTTGGATACCCCTCATTATTGAAGGGTGATGAAAAATCACAATCATTAACCAATTCAAAAACTTGTCCCGAACCAACCGCCTGTGATCCCGCTCTTAACATACCCAAATATCTAGTGTCTTCCTTATCACCAAACGCAGGAACCGTAATTGAAAAATCAGCCAAGGCAACAGATGGTCTCTGCCCCGGAATCTTTAAACCATACGTCCTTGCAATATTATATATTGACGTTTTTTGTTGAGCATATTGAAGAACTGTTTCTTGAATACTTCTGTCAATGTGATAATGTAAATTATCCGCAACCGCAGCGTTTAGGTCCAAAAAAACCGAAAATAACGCAGCGTCATTAACGTTTTGAATTAATTCGGGGTAATATGTGCTAACATATCCAACCAACTCATCTCTTAACTCTTGAAAGTCGCGAGGAACATATGATATTTTTTTATTTGCCATAATATTAAATATTGATAATTACAAAATCACTAGGACTAAACACATCAGATGTAATAGTATAATCTATTCTAACTCTAGCAGTATATTCCGATGTTGCTTGATTAGGTATATACAACTCCTGATTAAATGTATTCCCAATATTTGACACCAATAAAGTTTCCTCTTCATCCGATGCCGCAGTTATGGTGATTTTGTTAATTCTTAAATTCGGTATAAATTGTTCAACAGATTTTCTAATCTCATCTTCAATACTCGCAAATGTTGGACCATCCATAGGTTCAAATATCAACTCATATAAACGAGTTCCAAATTCAGGTAAAAAATACCTACTACCCTTACGGGTTAGCAATAAATGAATTAAATCACTTCTAATTTCTTCATTACTAGTATCCGATAAATCAAGATACTTACCATTAAACGAATCCCTAAAAGGAAAGTTTATACCATATGTTATACCATTTGCCATATTTTATAAATACAACATACTAGAAAAGTATTATTGACCCATCTCCTTTTTTATTTCTTGGATTTTATCATACGTTGTTGTAACAACTTTTCTTTTGTTTATCATCTCTTGTCTCGTCTCCTCATCATAAGGACAATGACGACAACCGGATCCACAACAGGATCCCCGATCCAAATGATACTGTTCAGTGAATACTACTTTTCCACCATCCAGATAATAATGTTTTCCTTCTATAAATTCCTTCATAAATCACACCTCCCAAATAAAACCATTCATGGGTTATACAATTAAAGTTTAGATAAACGGCAACATGCCAGTTATATAAATAATACAAAATAAACGGTAAGAGTAAAACTCTAAAAATCGTACCTATCATAAACATAAATATTTTAGATAAAAAAGGGGTGGAATCCCACCCCTTTGTTAGACAGTTTAATCATTTATTTAATCTCACAAGCACCACCAGCACAAGCTAACTCACCACTCAAATCAGTATTATCTTGGGTTTCAACAACCTTTGATAAATCAATAGAGTGAAGTTTTTCAAACATCTCATAATACCTTTCTTCAGTAATATCTTCAAAAGGTGCCTGAATGTAACTGCCCCCATCGTAAGGTAAAACCGATAATCCATTATAGAAGTTTCTATTATTCCACATCCATTCACCCGCCAATTCCCATTCATCTTCTTTCAAAGAAATGGTTGCTGATACGTTATGTGAATTAGAACCTGTTCTGTGACCTGGTTTAATCCATTCTTGTGATACACGTTTTACACGATCCAAGATTTGGAATGGACTTTCAGTTCTCAAAATAGCACCTTCAGGTGATTTTTGTGGAACGGAAATAACCGCAGTGTCGTGAGGACGGAAATACTCATCTTCCACTAACTCGGGGTGATTCTCTACCAAGTAAGAATAAATTGGTTCATTCTTACCCACACGAACACGACGAACATAATAATCGTTGTGCCAAGCGTGAATACCCGATGAAGTTCCAAGAGTTAATGATGTAGTTCCCGCAGGTTTTACTGTTGTAGATCTCGCCGCAGGATTGATACCAATGATTTTCGCAACTCGCTCATTCTCTTCATTAGCCATAGTAGCCGCTTGTGTCATATCATAACCTAACACAGTTCCTGATCCAATACCCGTCATTGATACACCGATCAACGCATCTTTTTCAGTTGTTTTCTTCCAAATATCTCGTAGATAGTGAAAATCAGTATAACCCGCTTGTAATGTTCCAATGAACGCCGCCGCTTTTACTCGGGTGTTGAAGTCTTCTTGTGATTCAATATCTGATACATTTACCTCACATAAGTTACAAAACTGATATGGTCTCAAAGCGATCTCACAACACGGGTTGGTTCCCCAATCTTTATCGTTTGTAAAGTAGATACCGGGTTCTCCCGCACCTGACAACTCAACTCGTTTCCAAAGTTCCATAAAGAATTCTTTGGTGATTTTGTGACGAAGAAGAACTGCCGAGTTATTTGCTCTACCACGTTGTGGATTGTTTTCCCACCAAGAACCTGATTTACAAGCAATCATCTCATCATCATCAGCACTAAACAAGGAAATCAAAGCTGCCCTACGAATCCCACCTGCTAGTACCGCATCCGCAATATGACAAACAATATCATGAACCTCAATCGGACTTAATCTATCACCATCTTCTTTTGAATCTAATACCTTTGTGATATTATGAACACAATCTTTTAATGGTTGGGGACCCGGTGCTTTACCACCCGATGTTACCAATGCAGCACCTTTTGGTCGGATATCTGAAAAATCAAAATCAGGTGTTGATGTGTTTTGACCAAAATATGACTTCATCAATACTTTAATCGCATCCGCCCATCCTTCAATACTATCACCAACCAAGTATCTTCTTTTTCTTGTTGCCGATGGTTTTCTAATTTCAGGTAATTTATCTACGTGATGTTTCTGAACAGAATAACCAACACCTGTACCACCTAACAATAAGAACATACACTCAGCAAAACTATCCAAGTGGTCTATCGGTAAGTAAGAACAGTTATAAATTCTGTTTGGTGATATTTCAATTGGTCTTCCCCCAAATTGAAGTGATCTCATTGAAGGTAACACTTTTTTGTTGTAAACCAACTTATATACTTCTCTAATCTCTGATTCTAAGGATGGATATTTCTTAATGTGCATATCCATATTTCTTGTAACCAGTTCGTCCCATGTTTCTCTTCTATTTAACTCGGGAACATATTTGGCGTATTTCATATACACCGTTAAATCTGACAAAATCTTCTGTGAAGCGTCCATTTTAATTCTTTTTAATTGTTACTATTTTGTTTATTTCCTTCTCGAGACTTACGTTTTTCCATAAGCTCTTTAATTCGGTCTCTTTGCTTTTCTTCTTTCTTTTCCTCAAAGCCTAGGAACGTAACTGAACTCTCAGTATCAATCTCCATCATCTTGTTATTGAATTTACAATTCTCAAACACCACACCATCTTTACCCAATCGCGACTTGGTGATAGCAATGGTTGCCAAATCCATTTCCTTCTGTTGAAGTGTTTTGGCGATAGAGATAATTACGTGACCAACTTGTGCTTTTTTAATGGATCCACCCATTTGGTCTGTCGTAACAACCTCTGATGAAATAGATGATCTATTACCTTGTGTTGCTGTCCAACCTGCGATACTCAATTCGTGACACATTGCTTCAAATCCTCTCATCACTGAACCTTCACTTTTCCATTCATCACCAAGATTCTTGTCCGGAACCACACAATCGATATAATCTAATAATACGATGTCAATTTTTGTTCCGTCAGCAATTAATTTTCTAACTTGGTTTTTTATTTGGTTCATTGTCATAGTATCAGATGGTAACTTCATCAAAACCAATTCATTTGGCATCGAGTTTTGAATTTCACGTACCTTATCTAATACCTCATCCTTTTTTTCAGACAATTCATCAGGACTGATGCCGGTCCATATCGTGAAATGTTTTCTCTGAATAATTTTAGGATTATCTTCAAAGAAGATTTGTAGAACATTATATCCGTGAGCAAACGCTGTGTTGGCAATTTTAGTTAAGATTGTACTTTTACCCACACCTGTTGGTGCAAGAATCACTCCAATCTCACCTTTAGCTAATCCTCCATTTAATAAGTTGTCAATACCAGGTATTCCCATCGGAATAGGATGTCTGAAATCATCATTTAGAACCTCATCTAGGTTACCAAAGACATCTGACATACCATCCTTTCTCTCACCAACTTGTAACGCCTCACGTACAAGTTCTTCCAACTGATCATAGTTTTCAAACTCACCATTATCAATTACCTTTTGAGCCTTGGTCATTACTTTCTGTAATTCTTGTTGCTTACAAAACTTCAAAGCCTTTTCCTGAACAAACTGACTTCCTTCAAATGGACTATTTTTAACTTGGTTAATAGTATCCATAAGGATCTTTAACATCGTTTCATTCGGAAACTCACTCTTAGTTTGTTGCTCCAAAGTATCAAAAGATGGTGTGCAATCATACTTCTTATAATATTCTTTTATAAGTTGTATTAACGTCTTGAAATACTTGTTATCAAAATACGAGGGTTCAATTACGTCTAAAATGCTACGAGCGAAATCTTTGTCAACGATAATCTGATTTAATAATTGTAACTGAAAAGTTTGACCTAGATACTCGAAATTTTTTACTTTAGACATACGATTTTTTTTTAGCTGTTTTGATAAATATACAGGTTATAGACTAATGTTCAAATATTCTGTTGTTAAATTTTCAGATGAAAAAATGTCAGTTAAGTCTTTTAACACTGCTTTAATTTCCGGACGTACATCCACAGTATATCTAACCTTGGGTGGATACACTTTGGCATCAAAATTTCTATGACAAATTGTGTGATCGCCCACTTTTACATACATACGGAACTCCTCAGCACCATCCGTGTAAGATGTATTCATAACATTTGGATCTTCCTCAATAATATGTTTATTATCCAATAGGTAGATTACACTTTTCATCTTCAAATCATATTGAAGTTTTTCACCTAAACCTTTGAAATAATCATAAAACTCCATCGAATTTTTTGCCTTCGGATTGTAGTTTCTTACATTGAAAAATCGTTGAACTACGATGTTATCATTCAATGTCATTAGAAATTCCATTTTGGTAATTTCTTGTTCTTTTGTACTCATTTTGTTTGATTTTTTTTGTGATACATTTTTTCTTTTCTCGTAAGTTTCATAAAGGGTCTTACGAAATCAACCCACGCCTCGTCCTTTTTGGGTAAGAACTTGAAAAACCCATCTTCCGTCATCATTCGGATTAAATTCCTGTAACCCCTATCCTCGGGATCCAAGGATTCTTCGTAATAATCTCGTACTAATTCTTTCGCATCTTCTGTAATTAAAGGGTTTGACAAATCTATTATCTGTTCATTGATTTGATAATACTCTTCCCCAAAGATACCTAATTTTGTCTTACCAGTCAAAATATTTTTTAATGTATTGTTATCCTTAAATTCCTTTAACAATTCCTCACTTTTTTCTAAAATATACTTGACACTAACAATTTCAGTTTGAACTTCAGGGAAGAATTTTACCAACGTTTTTTCACCAAGTCCGTAAATACCATTGATATTGTCCGACTTGTCTCCCATCAAAATTTTTAGAGTTTTTGTGTTTTCTACAGGAACTTTGATCTCTTGTAAGCTTACCCTATCATTTTTCACAAAAAATTTTCGGTGTGAAGGATTATAAACCCTTACTTTATCATTAACTAATTGTAAATAATCTTTATCTGCCGAAAATATTGTCTTATCCTCATTCTCTGAAATCAAACAATAATACGCAATCAAATCGTCCGATTCATTGTTAGGAACCTCTAACTGACGAACAAAGATCTCCTCCAAATAAGACCTAACTCTTGTCTTCTGATCATCATATGACTGATACTTTTCATCAGTCATTGTATTACGTCTGTTTTCCTTATACTGTGGATATATTTTCTTACGAGTTGATGAATTATTCTCCCCGTCCCAAAACACAATTACTTTGTCGTAATTATTATCCTCCAAAAATTTTCTGATAGTATTCAAAAAGTGAAAAACCCCACCAATGTGCTTACCATTATGATAAAATTCTCGAACTCCGTGAAATCCAATCTTGAATAGATTGTTGCCATCAATAAGTAGGGTTTTCACAATTAAATTAGTTTAAGGATTCTTTCTCTTCTTTCAAATCAAAGTCACCATCAGATCCGATAACATCTTTCCAATACTCAGCATATTCTTTCTTATACCTTTCAACCGATGCCTTTTCTTCTGTGCTATCCTTACCCGATAAGAATCCGTGGGGTGTAACAATAATCTTACCATCATCATATCCTAATCCGTTGATGTGGTTCTTCAATACAGAAATCTTACTACGAATTGCGAACTTAACCGTTCTTTTGTCTTTGGTCGCTGTGATCTTAGTGGTTCCCGCACCTTTTTGATTACCAAACAAAAATACCAATGATGAATTCAACCATACCGCGTTTCCACCTTTAGCCATAATTTTTGGTTGTCCAAAAGGATTATCCGGTAACTCAACCCAAGGTTGGTTAACAATCACCAAAGAGTTTTGATAATTTGAATCTGTCTTTCTTGATCCTGAAATTCTTTGGTTAATACCCATACCAATTTTGTCAGATAATACCGAAGCGTTGTGTTGCTTACCACCCTTACCATCAAAGGTCATTTTACACGGCACAGAACCCACAGAATCCCACAAGAATAGAAGATCATACTCAATCTCACCTTTGGAAGAATACCCTTTCTCTGAGCATCAACCGCAGTTTTAACCAACGCTGTTGTTTTACCCGTATCTGAGTGACCCAAAAACATATTAATATGTCCCATCGCAGGACCAGGAACACCAACCGCATCCAAAAAATCAGGACCCAAGTCAAAATAACTTTGTGGTTTGTACTTCGCTGACGTAGAAAATTTCTCTTTTACTTTTTTGAAATCCGCTTTCTTAATCGCCATTTTTTTCTTTTTTACTTATTAAACAAAAAGAACTTGGATACCCAATTTATTCAAGTATCCAAGTCCCATTAAATTAGAACGGCATATCTCCGCTCGCGTCATCAAATGCTTGTGGATCTGAATATGATTTACCACCCATAGATGTGGTAGATTCAGTTGAGTCTCCATAAACATACTTACCCAAATCGTTGTCCCAACGTGGGGTTTCGCCATTGGCAATCGCCTCTAAATATTCCGCTGGTTTTTTGGAATAAACATTAGACCATACCAACTCATCATCCAACCACTCTTTTGCTGTCACAGCATTTTCGTGTAATGGTGTTGGATCATCATACATAATGGTCTGAACATTCGTATATTCTTTACCATTACCCGTCTTAGCCTTGTTCATTTGGATAATTAAGTCACGACCTTTCTCAGCGTCGGTGATATCACCTTTTGCTCTCCAAATAGGAATAATCTTATCCAAGATACCCTCATTCTTAAAGTTGTGTTTGAATCTCCAAAACTTAACCCCATCTTCTTCGTGATCACGATCTACAACTTTTACAATGTAAAATTTACGTGAACGATACTGTTTAGCCAATTCCTTGTCAGAATCTTTACCCGTCGCCATTAATTCTTCGTACAACTCGTTCAACGGGGAACGTTCGTTGTCGTTTTTACCTGGGTCATAAAACTTTTGCCATTTTCCCCCAACTTGGATCTCATGGAACCATACTTCCTTAAAAGGTGATGAACCATCAGGTGTTGGTAGAATACGGATTCTAGCTTGACCTTCTTTTGATTTTTCAGGAAGAAGACATGTGAAATACTTCTTCATTCGCTCTTCCTGCGACATCCCAGAACTAGAGGATGTTCCCGTTTGCGTGTTTTTTTCGTATTGTGACAATACTGCGTCTAATGAACTCATATAAAAAAAATTTAGTGTTTACAATTCAATAATAAAACAAAAATGAACATAGTCAAATTAAAAAAGGGGTCCGAAGACCCCTATATTTTTTTTTAAGGATACTTAAATTGATTTTGTTGTCCGTAATACATGTCATCTGTATATGAATCAAAGGTATCTCTAACTTCAGAATCTGTAAAATCTGAAATCTCATCAGATGTTAAAACATATTCTTTACCTGTTTTTTCAAAATCTTCCTCCTTTTCTTGGAAGAAATCGGTAAGTTTTTGGTTGAATGGTCCCGAATCTAAACTTCTTAACTCTAATTTCTCCTCGGGAGTTCTTGGACGGTATTTTTCTATCTTATTTTCAATTTGATTTAACTTATCCGTTAAGTTACTCATCTCAGAAACTTTTGTCTGTAAATCTTCTAATTGTTTAAACAAATCTTCAAAATAATCTTTTTGTTTTTTCTCAATAGATTCCTGAGATTTTACTAGGTCCGTAACATCCAATTCTTCAGTTCCGTCTTTTTCTTCTTTTTTCTCGTCACCAATCTTTTGAACATCTTTATCCACATCAACATCGATCACTTCAGCAGGAGGACCTACTTCACCACCAACAGGTGGGGGTGCAATAGAACCTTCGGGTTCTGCAGGTGGTGGAGGTGGAACATCTCCTGGAGGAGGTGGAACCGCCTCTTGTTCCATTATGTATTTGTTAATACGATTGTATCTTGACAATTCTTCCAATATTTTTTTCTCTACCGACATCTTATTATCCGTTTAATAATTGTTTATAACCTGTTGGTGTTTCGACTTGGATTTTTCTAGAAGCGTTCTTCACGTTATCCACTCTTTCAATTAAACCATCTCTCATACTTATTTGATAACAATCACCTGTGTCTAAATCACACACCTCAGTATAACCATTATCTAAAGTTTTTTGTGAAATCCTTGTATTCTTACCAAGGTATCTATCTAAATGTTCTTTAATATTCATAATATTATCTTTGTTTAATAAATAACTATATTGTGTTTCATTACGTGATATGAAACTTAATAGTTGTGATTCTGTTAAATTGTTCGCCCAATATAGTAACCAAACGTCAGTAACTTGGAATGATATTAAAGCGGAATCAGTTGCTGTCAATCCACTATAATTCAAAACCCCTTTTGATTGGTTCAGAGAAATCCTCTTAGATGGTTTTTCAAAATAATTAACCAACATGTTAATATTGTTACTATCAGATGCAAAAGAAACAAAAGGTAAGCTATTACCGTTTGAATTTGTCAAACAGAAGTATTGATTTTTAAAGTAGGTGGGTATGTTTCCACCGTACTTTTTATCTAAGGTAACTCCCGCAAAATTATAATCATAACCTGTTAATTTTTCAGTATTAGAACTTGACATATATAACGTACAAAAAGTTAATAATCTATTAGCCTCATTTGCTGTCGCTTGTGAAATATATCTAGCCGCTTGTTTAAAACTTAACTCACTTATCAATGCATCGGAAGGTTGATAAGATACATATGACGGATCAAGTTTATTAACACATGATGCGTTAGAACCTAACGTAAATGATGTTTTGTTGGTAACGTTACTTCCAACATTAGTTATATTAACAGTGGTTGGTGTTTGATTATTTTCATCCTCCCTCTTTTTCTTCAATTTACTTAATAACCCGCTTAAGACCACTTGGTTTAACGATGTAATTTGTTTGTCCAATTGTGGCATAGAATAAATAGGTATTCTAACACCTTTAAATTGTGTTGTAAATTGTCCCGGTGCTATTTGGTGTGTTACCGACTGTATATGATAAGGACCATTAAACATCGGAACGTTTTTCAAATTAAAATACATCGTTGGTTGTATCATTGAATTACCCAATGATGTTATTTCAACTTCATAAGATCTATTTTTGTATAGATTATATAGCGATAAACTCTGTGCAATCCCTCTTTTACCTCCCGCAGCACTTGCCGTATCAGCAATTACTTTATTAGCTTCCGTTGTTGCAAGAGAATTGGTTTGAGATAGGTTAATGTTATAAAACATACCTTGTGATCTTGTTCCAAAATCCACGTTAAATCCAACAACTTTATTTGAAAGGTGATAATCATTTTTATTAACCGGTGTTTGAAATAACAAAGCATTCTCGGAAGTTCTTGTAATATCAAAACTATCATTTCCAAATCTATAATCATCAGATCTTCTCATATCCAAATGTTCTGATACTTTACCACCATATATGCAAACAATTTTTGATCGAGCTTGTCTATAATCGACGTTAAGGTGGGTACCAAATAATGTTTGTGCCAAATCTTGACTGTTTTCAGGATTTGGTTGTCCGTCAGCATCAATCAATTCTTTACTCCAAAAATTCATGTAAGCCCCCATAGGCATCATCATAAACTTATTATCACTCAAAATTTTACTAAAAAAGTCCAACACTCTCATATTAAGAGGATTGTTATTTAATAACGTCTTAAAACTAAAAATGTCAATCAACGCGGTTCTACCAATATCTCTATTTGCTCTATCCAAAAATACAACATCTTGGAACAGGGTTCTTCCTTTATAGTCGTTACCCGCAATCCACTTATTATCCAAGGTTTTCATAGTATCCCAAATCTCATATTTTGGTGCGTTACCGTCAATAATACTATTAATTTTTTGTGATGAATTAACCGTAACTATTGGAAGTTGTTTTCCTAATTGATTAAACAATATCGTAAAAATATTTGTTTGTAACTCCGTTGCAGAATTAACATAATCATCAATTAATGTTGTGAAAATATCTTTTGTCATTACACCATTTGCCAAGTATTTTTGGGTAGCATACACCTTAATTAATGGGGCACAAGTAATAACATTTGCTTCCGTAAATGCAATATTATTATCAACAAAAAAATCTGTAATATAAGAACCATCACTAGAATAATAGAACCCATAAGGTACCGTAGTTCCCGATGAATATAAACCCACATATGTCTTTAACGCTTTCCAAGCCAAAGGATTTGAATTCTCTGACTGTTCCAAAGTTACCGTTCCACTACTTGTGGGTAATGAACCATTAACATACGGACTAAATACAATAGGATCGGTTATCTTATTTGTTTGGAATGAGCCATACAATCTTCTATTAAAGTTTGATGGGTTTCCATTTACAAATAACACGTTTTGATCCAAAAATAACCTACAATTATTTGATAATTTATCTTGTTGAGCATTTGCAACTTTAGCAATAAACACATCATTAGATATCGCACCGTTAAATCGGTCAATAAACATCATGTCAGTCATTAATGCTTGAAAATTACCGAAGGTCACATCACTAACATATGGGTTACGCATCTTGCTTATTAACATCACTTTTGACTTTCTTGATGTATTCATAATAATCGGGTTTTGTAAACGCCGCACTAGAAAAATAACCAAAAGGACCCGAACCCCAAATGAAATTAGTCGTTGCATTATAAATTGACGGATTATTCTCAACTTGATTGTATTGATTTAAGTTACTATAACTACTTAAATTGTTTTGAGTAAATAAGAAATTAGATACCTCATTAACCGGCGATCCGAAACTTGGATATACTAAAATACTTTGTTGGTATTTTCTTGGGAATGAAGTATTATTATTTACGTCAAATGTAATGGCGTATGGTGTATAATTTAAGAATTTAACACCACCATCATTGTATGGTTGATTTACATTATTATCAACATTATTTCGTATTTCAAGTTGATTACCACAAGTTGAACCAACATAATCAGAATCTGTATATCCTGTTAATAAATCAAAACCTGTTGTAAAGTAAGTAAAATCATTTATTAATTTAGGGTAAAATCCAGCAGTAATATTAGTTAATGTAACCGTATCAGTAATTGAATTTTGTAACGTGATAGTATTATCACTTCTTGAACCATTAACAAATGTTTTCGTATTGTAACTTCTAGTAGTTGATGAAGTTGTTGGATCGTAATTTGCCGAATAATCAAAGTTTTTCCAAACACCATCCAAAATATCAACACCTTCATTTACTTGTTTCTTATATCTGTACCAAATTGAACCGTACTTAATAATCCAAGAATAAGGTAATGATTGAACCGAACCATATTTATTTAAAACCGAAGCGATATATTCACCATACGTCCCACCACTAACGAATTTTTCTCTCAAAGTCGCCAAAGGTAATGAATTTAAGAATAAATACGCAGATTGGAGATACGGATATGTTTCAGTACTTCTTTCACTTTGAACTCCGGATAAAATAGAATTTGTAAAAAATGGTGTATTCATCATAGATATTACCCTATCACCCCACACACCCTCGGTTGCTAATCTATCGCCCGCCAATTTTGTTGCATATATTTGTAACGGTGTTAGAATACCGCTACTATCGTATTGAATGGGTTTAAACGCCGTATAATCCAATACAGTAAAGGGTTTTGGCGCGTTTTTAGGATCTGCAGTGGCAAAATTAGTTATATAATTTATTCTATCATTAAACACTAACGTTTGTGTTGTTTTGTAGAATCTAAGTCCGTCCGTTGCTCCGTTTTGTAACGAATTAGTATTAAATGTATCCGAAACAAATGGGTATAAATCCGTAAATCCTTTTCCCGTTTCTACCTTCAATAGATCCGAAACTCTCTTTTTAGATGGCGCACTAATATTTGGTAAAACTGTTTCAATTAATGTCGTATTTCCCGATAAAACTTGAAATGGTTTGTCCGTTTTTCCAACCAAATATTTATTTGTATAATAACCTCTAATGAATTGATTCCACGAAATACCTTTACCTTCATTAGATATGTGTCTCATCAAATCAGTAATATTTCCCGGTTGTATTGAAAAATCTTTCAAGATTTTAATTAGTTCGGGATTATCATTTGCTAATGCTTTTAATATATTCTCAGTTTCAAAATCAGCAATCGTTTTATAAACCTCCTTCTTATTTGAAACATCCGTATTTAATTTATCATAAAATGACGCAGTGAAAACCCTTTCATAAATTTCATAAATAAATGAAACAACCTCTGTTATTGAATAGGTTCTATTTGTTGTTGGGTAATCAAAAGCGTTTAACGTAACTCTATTTATAGTTTTTTCT